TCCGTCATGGTAATAAATCTGTAACCGGTGATATTGAAGTAGAATTCAGACCACTGGATTATGATCAACTTCTGGAAGGTGCTCTGTTTGGAGATTTTGACAGTTCTGATGAACTAAGGCTTGGTACAACTTTTAAATCATTTACCTTTGAAGATGGTGCATTGGATATCAGTCAATTCCGTGTATTCACAGGCTGTGGTATTAATTCCATGTCCATGTCATTAGCACCTAATGCTATGGTGACAACCACATTTGGTATTATAGGTGCCGGTGCTGATGCTGTGAGTGTATCAAGCATAGATGCTACACCTACATTACCACAGTCAGATGATCCATTTGATACATTCAGTGGCACAATTAATGAAGGTGGTTCAGCAATTGCTCTCATTTCTGCTCTGGATTTCAATGTTGATAACAGCATGCAACCGGCATTTGTTGTAGGAACAGATACAGCGCCACAAATGGAGTTTGGCAGAGGTCGTGTAACTGGTACAATGACTGCTTATTTTGAAGATGCAGTGTTGCTTAATAAATTTATCAATGAAACAGAATCAAGTTTGGATTTCACTCTTAACAGTTCAATAACTGGTAGCACGTATGAGTTTAATTTCCCTAAAATTAAATATAGTGGTGGAGATATTCCACTTGATAATGAACAAAGCAGGCTTGTTACACTGCCGTTTGTGGCGCTATTTGAAGCTGATAATGATTTCGGTACGGCTTTGAAAGTAACTAAGTCGTAACATTTATGTGGTGGTGACAGTTTTCTTTCATCGGTGCTGTCACCACCCGCGCCATTTTAATCCGATGAATAACCGGTGAAGGAGAAAACCGATGGATATTAGTGCTCTTAAAGTATCAAATGAACCAATGAAAATGTCTGTTCGACATCCTACAACGGATGAAGAAATGGGTATTGTAATTATGTTAATGGGTAGTGATTATGAGGAATATCAAGAAAAGGTTTATGAATTAAGGCAAGATGCGGTGAAATCTGCACCAAATAAAGAGTTAGATAAACTTTCACGACAAAAAACCAAAGGATTCCTTCTTGGAATATTATCATTACATATTACCGGATGGGAAAAAATAGAGATTGATGGTAAACCTTTTAAATATTCAAAAGACAATGCAATTCATCTCATGACAGAATGGCCTTGGATGCGTGATCAGGTTGAAGAATTTGTGGACAACCGTGCAAATTTTATCAAGGGCTGATAGAGCAGGCCCGAAGTTTTGCAGAAAAATATTTCTTTCTATATTTACCAGATAGTGAAGGTCTAATTAAGGCAGATCATTATGAGCATCTTACAGTACAAGGTGCTAATATTCCAGATGCTGAATTACCTGAGTTACCACATTTAATAAATTATGTATGGGAATTATGGTTTGGGATGCACTCAGAACGTCCTAACAATGGTATGGGGGCTAGTGCATTATCTTCAAAATTCATGTATGATTATATGTCAGTACATTCTATCAGACCGATGACTGTAGAATTGCAAATATTAAAAGCAATAGACAGGGAATATTTAGAGGCAGTCAATGGTTGATATAGCTAATTTACAGATTAAGGTTGACAGCAAGCAGGTTAAACAGGCTGACAAAGCACTGGATAAATTGGACAAGACTGTTGTAAAACTTGAAAAAGATACCGGAAAACTTGAAAAACAAGAAAAAAAATTAGATAGGGAAACAGTAAAACTTGAAAAAGATACCGGAAAACTTGAAAAACAAGAAAAAAAATTAGATAGGGAAACAGTAAAACTTGAAAAAGATACCAGAAGGTTAGAAAAATCATTAAGAAAAACATCTAAACAATTTAAGGATCTTAAAGGCGGCGCATTTTCTTTAAAGAGGGCTTTTGCTACGCTTGGTTTAGGCTTATTTGTTCAACAATCCATCAAAGCATCCATACAACTTGACACACTCATTAATAGAATGGAAGCAGCAACTAAAAATACAGATGTGGCTGCTCAAAGTTTTAAATTTATTAGGGATTTATCAGATGATCTTGGTCTTGTTTTTCAAGATACAGCAGATGTTTTTGCTGGATTTGCTGCTTCTGCATTACGTTCAGGACTTACTTTTGGAGAAACTAAAAATATATTCGAGGATGTAGCAACAGCAACCAGATCACTGAAACTGCCAGTTGCAAGAGTAAATCTAGTCTTCCGTGCATTAGAACAGATTTCATCTAAAGGCGTTGTTTCTATGGAAGAAATAAAACGTCAATTAGGTGACAGTTTACCCGGTGCTGTAAATATTGCGGCAAAATCTATGGGTTTACTACCTGGAGCATTTATCAAATTAGTAGAGGCTGGTGAAGTAGTTTCAAAAGATTTTCTACCAAATTTTGCTAAAACAATTAGAGATGAATTGGGTGGTTCTGCTGCTAAAGCAGCAACACAATTACAATCAGAAACAAATAGATTGAAAACTGCATTTTTTTGATCTCAAAACAGAATTTGCAGAGGCTGGTGTTGCTGATACCTATAAAGATGTTGTAACAGGTCTTTCAGATTTATTTCAGGATCCAAATTTTATCGGTGGTATAAAAAAAGTAAGTGGTGGAATATCAGATTTAACGGAAATTCTTCTTGGTTCCACAAATGCAATTAATGATTTTTTTCGCATTACCGAGGCTGCACAAATAAGGGGATTAGAAAAAGAATTAAGAGCATTACAAGAACCTATCAAAGCTCCATTTGGATTAAAATTTTTAATACCTATAGAGGCATTTTTCCAAAAAGGAGCAGTGTCACTTGCAAAAAAAGAATTATCAGAATTAAAGGCTATTCTTGGTCCACCTAGAGAACAATTTGGACCATTTAAAGAAGATTTAGAAGGGTTCACACTTTTGGGTGGTGACACAGCAAAAGGGCTTGTCCCAGGAAGAAAACCGGATGTTCCTGAAGCATTTTTTAAAACTATAGATTTAGCAGCACAAAAGGCACAAGATAAAATAGATGCTGTTAATGCAAGTTTAAAATTTAATATAAAACAACTTTCCCGTTCCAGTATAGAACAAGAGGTATATAGTAATTTATTAAAGGCTGGAACTGATGAAAGTACAAAAGCAGGACAAGCAATAGCAGAACAAACGAGAAAACTTGTTGAACAGGAGGAAGCATTAAAAGCAGAAGAAAAAGCAACTAAAGATGCTACCAGAGTTCAGGAGCAAGCTGAAAAATCAATCAAAAGAGTCACTGAACAATTAATATTTAATATAGAGCAGCTTTCACGTAGTAATTTGGAGCAAGAAATACACAATAATTTACTATCTGCTGGTGTAACGTTACAAGATGAAGCAGGACAAAAAATTGCTGAATTAACAAAAGAGTTTGAGCGTCAAAATGAAATTCTTGAACTACAAAAAGATATAGCTGACAGTGTAGGTGATGCGTTCACTGATTTCTTTGATGATGCAATCGACGGGACAAAAAGCCTTGCTGATTCCTTTACAGATATGGCAAATTCCATTCTAAAAGATATTCAGAGAATAATAATTAAAAAACAAATCAGTGAACCAATAGGTAATTTTTTATCCAGTGCTTTGGGTAATTTATTTGGTGGGGGAAGCATCAGTGGTGGAAGCGGTACATCATTGGGTAGTACTGGCATAGGTGGTGACACGTTAGGACTTGCCACAGGTGGATCATTCCAGGTTGGTGGTACAGGTGGACCAGACAGCCAGTTTGTGCCATTACGGCTAACTCCTGGTGAAACGGTGAATGTTCGCAAAGGTGGGCAGGATTCAGGAGCTCCAACAATCAACATTATCAACAATAATTCTTCACAGAACCAAGTACAGGCTGGTTTAAGTCCTAATGGTAAGGATATAACTATTCTGATAGATGAAGCTGTAGCACGTAATATTAGAACACCAGGTAGTAAAACTTTCAATTCAATCCGTAATTTTAGTTCAGCCCCATTATCAAGAGGATAAAGCATGGTAGCTTGGCCTGCATCATTACCACAAAATCCATTACAACAGGGATTTTCTGAAGAAATGCCTAAATTGTCCATTACTACCCAAATGGATGCTGGTCCAGATAAAGTACGCAGGCGTTTTACAGCAGGTGTTACTAAGTATAATTTACAATTTGATTTAACAACTGCTCAAAGAGCTACATTTATCACATTTTATGAAACTACTACACTTGGTGGCTCTGTTAGATTTGATTTTCCGGATCCAGTGACAGGTGTTACGGCAGAATTTAGATTTGATCTTTCAAAAGGTATTCCACAGATAAGTGCTCTTTCCGGTAATATATACAGACTGATGGCACCGATGGAGAAACTTCCATGAGTCGTACTGTCAGCACAACATTAAAAAATGCTGTATTTGCACAGGAAACCAGTGAAGCATTTATTATATTAATCAAGATAGAACATGATGATTTATCATCTGATATTCTGATTAGTAGTGATCCAACACAGGATTTACCAGTTGCTGCAGTACGTGGAACAATATCCAACAGTGTTGAATACATTCAACTACCTTTTCAATTAACACTTCAGG